CTAGGGTGTGGACGTTATGTGGACACTCTGTCCACCACTTTCACCCTTCAACGGGTTGAGCAAAATCGCATCCTGCAGGTACTGCGGAGCGAAGTGCGCATAGACCATTGTCTGTGCGATTTTCGTATGACCCAGAATCCGCTGCAGTGTGATGATGTTGCCCCCGTTAATCATAAAGTGAGTAGCAAAAGAGTGTCGTAGCGCGTGCGTCGCTTGCCCAGCTGGTAAATCAGGTTTTACCGCTTTGAGGATGCTCCTGAACTCCGCATAGCTGGCATCAGGGAACAGAAAACCTCGGGTAGTACCGACAACGTAAGCTGCCACTTCATCTGAGATCGGAACCGTGCGCGGAGTGTTGGTTTTCGTCTTAACGAAAGTCACTCGGTTATGAATCACGTTCTCCGCTTTCAGTCGCGCTGCTTCACCCCATCTTGCGCCGGTGCTCAGGCACAAAACCGCGATCTTACGATTTCCACCCGATAGGGCCGCCAGAAGTGCGTCAATCTCATCAAGAGTGAGATAGCCTGTTTCGGCTGTCTGCTCTTTCAGTTTTTTAAACCCTCTGAACGGATGCTCACCGTTATACAGCTCTGACTCAATCAGGGTGGTAAACATCCCGCCCAGCGTGATGAGGTCACGATTGATGGTGGTTGGCTTAATGCCATCTCCTCGCCGCTGTGCGCAATACTGCGTTATCAGGCTTTTGGTGATCTGGAAAGCACAGGGGTTCCCGGTCATCGACTCGAAACGCTCAATTTTCTTGAGATACGATTGACCATGTTCCTCATGTTTACCTTTCAGCTTCCACCACAACTCTTTCAGTTCTGACAGTTGGCGTTTGTCCGTTGGTTTTGAAAGCCATTCCTTTGAGTGATGGTTATATTGAGTATGCTTTTCAAAAGCCATCGCCTCGCTTTTCTTGTCGAACTTCCGACGGATGCGTTTTCCGTTACGCCCGGTCGGTCTAATGTCCACTTCATATCGACCATCATCGAGCTTTTTAACAGACATAAAGCCTCCCGATGATGTTACTGCGTACTTCAATTTCCTGATTTAAATAACAAAAGCTCACCGTGCATTGACTGCACAAATAAGCGCCGTAAATGGTTAGCCAGTTTTCTGGTCTGAGTGGGGTGACGTTGTTGTCTGCTGCCCAAAGTGCGCGAGAGCCGGTGCAATTTGCCCAGCTTCAGGTGATATCGTCTCTGTCATGAACCACATAGTGTATTTTTTGAACTGAGGATGGTTCAAAATCTTCATTACTGCTTGTATGCCCATATCTTTTACTCCCTTCTCATAACTCGAAAGAGAGCTATACGGAACTCCAGTTAAGTCACTGAATTCTTTTCTATTCATACGTTCCGACTCGCGCATGATGGCCAGTTTCTCGTTGACGGGTATCATCGTAATTAACACTCCACTATTGATAGAAAAACGATAACGGAGTAATCTTCGTTTCGTTATCGCAGATTTATGGCTCCAATATCGCAATTAAAAGCCATTAGGAGCAATTAAAACACTAACGAGGAATAGTCACAAATGAATAGGGTTATTGAGAGTGCGAGCGACGCCGTCCCTTATCAGGAATTCGCGCGTCTTATTGGTAAAACCCCAGCAGCCGTGAAAGGCATGATTGAGAAGGGAAAGCTGCCAGTGGTTGAGATGACAGATCCGCAGTCGACCAGTGGCAGAGCAGGAGAGTATTGGGTCTACCTGCCAGCATGGAACAAAGGAATGAAGATGGCTTATGACAGTCGTCCGAAAGCGATTCGAGACGGCTGGCTGATGTGGCTCGGATTAGGAGATCCAGCATGAAAAACGAACCCCGTTGCATTGCTCAGCTACTGCGTAGAGAAAGCCCTAACCGGATTAACTTCACCATCACTCACGGGCGCGGTCGTAAAGGCATCATCATTCGTACCCGTAAGCCTGGTTTTATCGAGAAGCTTCGCCACCTGGTCAAAAAGAGAGGGTTGTGGTTATGACCGTTATGACTATTGATGTGATCCAGAAACAACCGGCTGCGCTTCGTGGCTTGGTCTGTAAGTACTTGGCTCAACCTCGCTGGCAAGATACCTGCGATTTCTACAATCTAATGATGGAGCGGGAACGACTGACCGTTTGTTTTCACGCTCAGTTAAAGCAACGTCACTCAGTCATGCGGTTGGAGGAAATGGACGAAGCAGATCGCGAGCGTCTCGTCTGTGCGCTTGATGAATTGAGATTCGCATTTAGCCGGTTTCGCCAGCATGGCGCAACTAAGGCGACCTTCATTAGCCGCCTCACAGTAAGCCAAAGGCGATCGCTATTTCTTCATGCCGGGCTTACAGAGCAGGAATTCAGTATGCCGCACTGGCGTTTAAATGATGAAGATTGCTACTGGCGCGACAAACTTTTCCGCGCGCTGCGAGAACTGTTTAGCCTTTTTGAATACGCACCAACCATCTTAACCTCGGTAAAACCTGAGCAGTATTTACATTAATTAATCTGGATTCGTTTTATTACGCGCCTTACAGCGTGGGGACTCCTTTTGTCTGGAGATAGGCAAATGCAAAAACAAAATACAGCACAGCGGGGCATGTTTTCAGCACTTCTGGCGCAGGCCGTAAGTGAAGCCCAGCGCGATACGGCAACTCGGATTTCGTCACACTTTGATGGGCTTATCGCTCATATCAGTAAATCTGAGCTAAACCGCACCGAGATTATCGAGCTTCTGGGGCAAGAGTCCGAGAAGTTGCACAACTCAATTTCAGGCTGAGTTGGCTATTAACTTTTAACAGGAAGCAAAAATGAGCATCCGTATCGAGATAAATCACCAGTACGTCATTACCAGCGACCGCTATCAGTTTATTTTGCAGGAAAGGAAAACCGCCACCTCCGGGAAGAACGAAGGCAAGGAATGGCTGGATGTTGTGGGTTACTACCCAACTATTCCTAAGCTCGTCTCAGGTCTTGCCTTACATGATCTTTTAACGGGAGATGCAACTCGTTTCTCAGCGCTTGAAACTCAGATTGAGCGCATAGCGAAGCAATGCCTGGATGCCTTCACTTCAAATGGCCGTTGAACCTCGGGGGCGTATTGCCCCCTCGCCACCGCCTCCGTTCTCGAAACACACCGATGATACATTCGTCGGTGCTTATCCCTGGAATGCACCACGCTCTGCAATTGGCCGTGACAGACCCCTTACACGTGGCGAATTCCGTCAGGTGCAAGGCGTTTTAGGCAAAGTTAATCGCCTGCCATATGTTTTAAAAACGTTGTTTAACTCCCGGTATGACTTCATCCGTCGTACTAAAAGCCCACTTCATGGTTTTTATTTCCTGAAGAATACCTTTGAGCAAAGGGTGGGGCCGCGTCTTGAGCGGGTGAATCAGCTAAACGGAATGAACGAGACGGCATCGCTTCTCTTCATGAGCGAGCGTGAAAGCTATTCACGTTTAGCGGGTATGAGTGACAAGTCACTCAAAAAATTTGCTGCCCGTATTGCTTCGCAGCTCTATGTTGCTTATGAGGAACTCAGCGACGCATGGGCAGATGCTCACGGCGGTAAAGAGACCCTTTTCACCGATGAAGCACAGACGCACTTATATGGTCACGTTGCCGGTGCAGCTCGCGCATTCAACATCACCCCGATGTTCTGGAAGAAATACCGCAAAGGAAAAATCACGATCCGCCAGGCATTTTCCGCTATCGCCCGTCTGATTAACGACGAATGGTGGATTAACCAGTTTAAGGCGCAGCGTATGCGCTGGCACGAGGCCTTGCTGATTGCTGCCGGAGAGGTGAACAAAGACCGCTCCCCATATGCCAGCAAAACGGCGATCCGCGACGTTCATTCTCGCCGCCTGGCTAATCTCGAATACCTCAAATCATGCGAGCTGGAAAACAAAGTAACCGGCGAACGCATCGATCTCATCAGCAAAGTCATGGGCAGTATTTCAAACCCCGAAATTCGTCGTATGGAACTGATGAACACTATCGCTGGGATTGAGCGCTATGCGGTCGGTCAGGGTGACGTCGGTATGTTTGTCACTATCACCACGCCATCGAAGTATCACCCGACGCGTCAGGTGGGAAAGGGCGATAAAAAAACGGTGCAACTCAATCACGGATGGAATGAAACCGCCTTTACGCCTAAGGATGGACAGCGGTATTTATGCCGCATCTGGAGCCTGATGCGCACAGCTTTTAAAGATAACGATCTGCAGGTGTATGGGATGCGTGTTGTTGAACCGCATCATGACGGAACTCCGCACTGGCACATGATGCTTTTTTGCAAACCAGAGCAATGCAAACACATCACCGAAATCATGCGCCGTTATGCCTTGAAAGAGGATGGCGATGAAAAGGGCGCTGCAGCACAGCGCTTTGAAGCGAAGCACCTCAATCAAGGTGGCGCAGCCGGTTACATAGCAAAATACATTGCGAAGAATATCGACGGTTACGCGCTCGATGGTCAGGTCGATCACGATACCGGCAAGCCTCTCACCGATACCGCCGCAGCGGTAACCGCATGGGCTTCTACGTGGCGCATCCCGCAATTCAAATCTATTGGCCTGCCGACGATGGGCGCATACCGCGAGCTGCGCAAACTACCTCGTGGGGTGAGCATTGCTGATGAATTCGATGAGCGGGTCGAGGCGACAAGAGCTGCAGCTGATGAAGGTGAATTTGACCTGTATATCGCAGCGCAGGGTGGGGCGAATGTTCCACGTGATAGCCAGACCGTCCGTGTCGCTCGTAACGTGACCGACGAGGTCAACGCCTACGAAGAGGACATTGAGAGAGTTGTGGGCATCTACGCCCCGCACTTGGGCTCTGAGCTGGTACGTGTTACCCGTACAGCCGACTGGCGCATCGTTCCAAAGCTTTTAGCCGTTGAGCTTTTGACTTTAAAAAGCGGCATTGCCGCGCCTCGGAGTTCTGTCAATAACTGTGGAAACAAGTTAAATGAAGCTGATGTAGAAATATCAGATAAGCTGCAGTTTTTCGAAATGCCTGATTGTGTAATTTTGGATAGGATGATGCAGACGTGATAAGTTGTAAGTCAATGCAACTGTCAGCAATAGATTTTTCGGCCAACAGTTGCTGTTTTGATGGATGCCCCTAAATGTCTAACTCTCATTCTGTGGAGAATCTATATATTCCTCTTCAAGTTCATCACTATGATATATTCTAATATGTTCGAACAACATATCTATCATAGACTCATCAAAACTTCCTTCTTTCCAGAGATGATAAAGGTTTCTAATTTCATTTTTTGCTTGGCCACGTGCAATTGATTGATTTGTAACACCACTTTTATCAAGAGGATCGTGGTGTATATCAACATAGAAGCAGCGGATATTTAAATTTTCTTGTGAAGGCTTAATAACATCTATATCTGCAAAACAGTCACCAACTTTAACGTTAGGGCATGCTTTACTGCTTAAGTGTCCTAAAAGCGGAGATATTTTAGGGAGAGTACCTTGTTTATTGCAATATTTCTCCCAGTTAGAATTGTGTAAATATTTTATCCAGTCATTGAAATAATACGCTGACTTTGCTTTTTGATAATAAATAAAAAGACCTGCATGTTTATCTCTTTTAACATATCTAGTTAAAAGTTGTAATAAGCCTTCAAATATTTTTTGATTTCCATAACCTATCTTGGCTTCAGCGATCCATTCGTAAACTCCATCGCGTGAATGTACCGTAATATCTACGCTACCATTTTTCTTAGTTTGTTCTGTCGCTTTGTAACCAAGGTGAATTAACGAGGTTACTATTGTATGACTTAATTTGTCTTCATCATCACAGTAATACTTATCGCTGGAGTGTTCAAGGAGGTTTATTATTTCAATTATATCAGTATATAAAGTGTCTATGAAGTCCTGCTCATCACGAAACTCAATTCTTTTGTGTAATTCAATTGCCAGATCTTGTTTTTTCATAATCAATCCAAGTTTATCAAGCAATAAAATGACAGGTATTTCGGATTGAAATCTTCAATTTCAGCACCATCTATTGTGACGGGTTCAATTTTTTCTTGGATATAACTTCGGTATTCATCTGCATGGATTTCAATATACTCCATGTTTTCTTGCTCATAGCAATACTTAATTTCAAAAAGTTCCGAAAGGTCGCTGCTGAAAAATTGAACAACTTTTAAAATATCATTCAAATTTTCAGTTTTTATAGCCTTGCGTAACAGTGGCAATGTATACAAACTACGTTCATGATTATTTTCGATGTAATCAAGTAAATTAATATAATAAATCTCGGATTCTTCACTTAGATAAACCGAAGAACCGCAAAGTTTATGAACTAACACTCTTTGCTCGGAAATTAAAGAGCGCATTTTATCAAACCGCTCTTGTGAGAATGTCATTGATAACCCCATAATGAGCTTGGTGGTCTGAAGCTTGAGTGAAATAAAAACCACCACAGAATTTAACTGACCAGTCTGTTTTGTTAGGTTCAAATCCTATTTCATTAGATATATCTTCTTTTTGGACCGTTGAGTCTAACCTAGCCGCTAAACCTGCAACTTCAAGATTTAGTGCCTTAGATTTTCCACTAGCCGTTTTAGACACAACTTCACGATATCTTGCATCGTAGTTAGGGTCGGTTCTGCAACGTAATACGACATCTTCATCACCATTTGGATCGAGAAAATCAACCTGCACTAATCGTCCATAACCTTTATCATTATAAATATTATTTATGGCTTTGTAGAAGTTAACGGTTTCGAGAGTTAATCCTAGGTTTAATTGAACAATAAGGTCCATGAATTCATTGCGAAGTCCTGACATGGCTTTTTCAGATAAACGTTTGCCTAGTTTTTTGTCGACCCGATACTCAATTCGACTTAAATCATTTGGAATGAAAACAGTATTGAAATATTGCTCGGGATACTGATTGCTTGCCATTTTTCTTTGACCTGTAATCTTTTTAAGAATTACATAGGAATAAATAATAGCAATCCCATCCCCCATTTTTTCTACGCTGGTTATAAAGTGTCCAGGAGTTAATGGTAAACCATTGTCTGCCTCTAACTTGGATGGAAAAGCATTATGGAAAACGGGGGGGAAGTTAGTGTAGGACAGTATATTTGGAATCAGATGCAAGTTACCACCTTTGATATAATCAATAGTATAGTAATGATTTGCACTTGTGATTATTTTTAATGTAATTAACCGAAGATTCGAAAAATTAGCCGACGTGGTCTGTTTCGATGGGTCATCTAGCGTTTTTTGAATGCTATCAAACGTACTCGACCATCTTGTTTTAACCTCAAAACCATGACGTCCAGCTACTCTTCGAAAGTATGCTAATTCGTTTGTTTGCTCTAACCCTTTGAATACCAGATCTATTGTGGCTTGTGGGGTCGAGGTTGGAATGTTGAGAATCTGCTGTGTGCTCATTACTTAAGCTCCTCACTGAGCAAAAAAAACAATAAGTTGATGGGTTTTTAGTTTTGCCACTTAAATGATTGTTGTGTGGCAACCTACGTTATTTACTGTTAAAACAGGAAAAACGTACTTTGTATGAAGATTAGATGAGATTTAGGATATTGCTTTTTTCTGATTTTTCAAAATTAAAATTTATGACTTTGTGCGCATGAAAATGCATTAGTTTCACGAATGGTTTTAAACTACACAAGTCTACTACTAACACTGCTCGTTCGGGCTTATGCGATTGCATTAAAACCGATCTCTTAAGCGGGCAGGCGTGGCGGGGAAAGCATTGCGCGCCAGCGTCGGTGGCAGCATTTAATTTTATGCGTCTGTGGGCGTCGTGGCGGCGCTGTCGCTTCGTTTGTCTGCGATGATGTTCTGTCGGTAGTTGCGTGGCGTGTGGGGCGTCTGAGACGGTCGGTGATGATACCGCCCGGAGGCGGCATTTTTGGGGAATTTATTCTGAATCGAGGCTGTAATCTTTAAAGCGGATCACCTCCATTCCGAGCCAGTCATTGATCTCTTTAAATCGCTCCTGCAGCGGCGTCAGCTCGTTACGCACAAACACCCGCGCCACTTTCTCGACATCCCCCATTGAGCCAATATTCTCGGGCTTTCCGCCCATCAGCTGGAACGGCACGCGGTGCGCATCGAGCAGGTCAGCGGCGCTCACCTTTTTGATATTGAAAAAGTCATCTTTCGTGGCGACTTCACTCAGCGGGACAATCTTGATGCCGTCCGGTTTCCCGTTGGGGGCGTAGAAAAACAGGTTTTTGAAATTCCCGAGCCCCTTTGAATTTCGCATCGCATCACGCAGTGATTCCACGTCGGTACTGCTTTGCGCAGCGTCGGTGACGTACATGATGTAACCCGCGTGCGCGCCGTTCTGGTAATACTTGCGACGAAATAGCGTTGCAGATTCATTCAGCCAGGCGGAGTTGAGTGCGCTCAGGTATTCCGGCATCCCATAAAGCTCCTGATTGATGTCAGGCTCAAGCATGTGGAACACCGAGCCAGGCGCAAACTCGTGCGGGTGCGTGAAGCTCGACACATACCAGTAAACGCCATCCTCGACGCCGCGTCGGGTGTATTTCGCAGGCGAAGTTTCCAGCTTCATTAGCTGGCCGGTGACGCTCATGCGCTTTTCAAGATAGCCGTTGGCAAAGACCAGATAATCGAGCACGAGGCGGCTGAAATCCTGACGCGACAGCAACGGGTGCGGGATGTAGGTGCTCGTCAGAATGTTACGTTTGACGTAAATCGGCGAGCTGTGGTGCACGGCGGCGCGCAGGCTTTTCGCCAGCCCCGAGAAGTTGACCGGTGGCTCGTACCATTTCCCGTTATGAATACACTCGACATAGTCGAGGATGTCGCGGCGATCCATGACGGCGGAAGGCTCACCAAAGGTGAACGCCTCCATTTTTTGCGGTGCGCTGGTGGTCTGCTTTGTCGGTTTGAATTTTGGCTTTGCCATCTCAGTAAATTTCCAGAATAGAGTTTGAGTGCATCCCGCTCCCGGCGGAAAGCGGTTCGTTTAACAGGGCGTGCATGGTCGCCCACGCGATATCCGCGTGGCTGGCTTCCTCGCTGCGACTCGCTTCATAGGTCGAGCTGCGCCCGCTGCTGGTCATGGTTTTGCGGATCGCCATAAACGACTGCGTGATATCGGTCGCACCGGCGTCATATTCCAGACACCCGCGGCGGATGGTGTCTTTCGCTTTCAGCACCATCGCGGTTTTCATTTCAGGCGTGTAGCGAATGGCGCGCGCTGCCGGGAAGAACGAGCGCACGAGCTGGTAAACACCCTGGCCGATGCCGGTCGCATCGATGCCGATATAGTCGACGGTGTATTTTTCGGTGAGTGAGCGGATGGCCTCGGCCTGCGCCGCGAAATCCATCCCTTTCCACTGGTGACGCTCAAGAATGCGGAACTTGCCCCCGGCAACCAGCGGCGGCGCCAGTACCGCGCAGCCTGCGCTGTCGCCGGTGTGTGACGGGTCATAGCCAATCCAGACCGGACGCCAGTTAAACGGACGGTCGGCAAATTGTTCGAAGTCCTCCCACTCCTCCATCGCATCGACCATGCAGCGCTGCAGCTCCTCGAACGGGAATACCGACGCCTTATCGTCAACGAACTCGCACATGAACAGATTGCGGAAATCGTCGGCGCTGTTTTCCTGTTTCAGCTGATCCAGATTGAACAGCGTGCAGCCCCCGGCGAGGGCATCCTCGATGGTGACAATTTGCCGCCACTGTCCATCCGGGCACAGCACACCCCCGGCGAGCGCCTGGTGGCTGATATCGATGTCGACCCGGTCGGCGGCGCTGCTGCGTCCCCGGTTAAACAGTTCGCCAGACCAGAACGGATACGCGCCGTGCGCCAGCGTGGACGGGGTCGAGAAATAGGTGGTGCGCAGGTGCGACTGTGACGCCATCCCCGAGGCGACTTTGCGCAGCCGCTGGAAATTGGGTATCCAGAAAATTTCATCGACATACAGGTCGCCGTTGTGACTCTGTGCGGTGTTTGAGTTAGTCCCGAGGAAAATCAGCTCTGCACCATTGTTACCAATGACAATCGGGTCGCCCGACAGGTCAACGTCGACCAGCCGCGCAAAGGCGATGATGTACTTACGAAAAACATACGCCTGTGTCTTACTCGCCGACAAAAATATCTGGTTTTGCCCGGTCTTAAGGGCGCGCAGCAGTGACTCACGCGCAAAGTAAAACGTCGCGCCAATCTGACGCGATTTGAGGATGTGGCGGATACGGTGCTCTAACCCGGCTTTGTGCCAGTTGAGCTGATACTCAAATGACTGGTCGAGGAAAATATCTTCCAGCTTCTCGATAGCCTCCTCGCTGAAATAGTTACGTTTCGGCTTTTTGCGATCCCCTTTGTTGCGGCTCGCAATATTGGGGTTTAAATCCACTTCATTTCCTGTCTGGCCGTAGCGGTTGATGCGTGCAAACCGTTCCATCTGGCGCGACAGGAAATCAGCGACCTTAAAGTCATGCGGTGTCAGGTCTGGCTTGGCGTAGAGCTGAATCAGCCGTGCCTCAAGGGTCGTTTCCACGCGGTTGAGCGGCGCGGTTTCTTCCCATCCGTCGCGCTGTTTCCAGCTCTGCACCGTCGGGCGCTTCACCTGCAGCGTGTCGGCGATTTGTGGCACAGAAAATCCCTGCCAGAACAGCAGACGCGCCTGTCGTCGCGGGTCGTGTAACAGGGAGAGGTCAGTCGAAATGGTCATGGTTGCCTCGTGTCGGTGAATACGGGGCAAGGCTAAGGAAATGGCCGGGGATTATCGCTAAACCCCTGTTGTGTCAGGGGTTGCACTTCTGCAAGCGGTGGCTGATGAGGGGCGGAGTCGGGAAACTACACCCGAACCGAAAACCCAACATCAGGACACCTGAACAATGGCAAAGAAAGTCTCTAAATGGTTTCGCATTGGCGTCGAGGGCGACACCTGCGATGGCCGTGTCATCAGCGGGGATGACATTCAGGACATGGCCGACACCTTCGACCCGCGTGTCTATGGCTGTCGCATTAACCTCGAACACCTGCGCGGCATTCTGCCCGACAGCGTGCTCAAGCGTTATGGCGATGTGACCGAAGTGAAAGCGGAGATCATCAGCGATGACTCGGCCCTGAATGGCAAAAAGGCGCTGTTTGGCAAAATCGCACCGCTCGACGAGCTGGTCGGCATGGTGCGTGCCGGTCAGAAGGTTTACACCTCGATGGAGATCCGCCCGAACTTCGCCAACAGCGGCAAATGTTACCTCGTGGGTCTGGCGGTGACCGATGACCCGGCAAGCCTCGGCACCGAATACCTCGAATTCTGCAGCCGGGCGACGCAGAACCCGCTCGCCGGTAAAAAAGCCCATCCCGATGACCTGTTTGCTGTTGCCACGCTGGCGGAGCTGGAATTCGAGGATGTCCCCGACACCGTGCTCAACAGCCTGACCGACAAAGTCAAAGCCATTTTCAGCCGCAAGCAGGTCAGCGATGACGCGCGTCTGGCGGATGTGCATGAAGCTGTCACCACCGTTACTGAGCAGGTGCAGACCAGCCTGAGCGCCACCGAAAAGCGCCTGGCTGATATGGAAACTGCATTTTCGCAGTTGCAGCAGGACGTCACCCGCCAGACCGAAGAAAACGCGCAGGCGTTTACCTCCCTGAAAAGCTCCCTCGATAACACCGAAAGCCAGCGCCAGCCGCGCCGTGAACTCTCGAAAGGCGGGACGGGCGACGAGCTGCTGACCAACTGCTGATACCGCGCCGGGCGCGCTGCCCGGCCAGACACCTATTTCGAAAAACAGGAATACTCATGCGTAAAGAAACCCGCTTTAAATTTAATGCCTACCTGTCCCGCGTGGCGGAGCTGAACGGCGTCGAGACCGACGACGTGGCGAAGAAATTCACCGTCGAGCCATCTGTGACCCAGACCCTGATGAATACCCTGCAGCTGTCATCAGCGTTTCTGACCCAGATTAACATCGTGCCGGTCGATGAGCTGAAAGGTGAAAAGGTCGGTGTCGGCGTTAACGGCACCATTGCGAGCACCACCGACACCGCCGGGGACAATGAGCGTAAGACCGCTGATTTTACGGCGCTTGAATCCAACCAGTACGAGTGTGCGCAGATTAACTTCGACTTCCATATCCGCTACAAACAGCTCGACCTGTGGGCGCGATTCCAGGACTTCCAGACCCGTATCCGTGACGCGATCATCAAGCGCCAGTCGCTTGATTTCATCATGGCCGGTTTCAACGGTATCGAGCGCGCCGCGACGTCCAACCGTAAGCAGAACCCGCTGCTGCAGGATGTCGCCACCGGCTGGCTGCAGAAGTACCGCAATGAAGCCCCGGCGCGCGTGATGTCAAAAATTACCGGCGAAGACGGCACGGTCATTTCCGAGGTGATCCGCGTGGGTGAAAACGGTGACTACAAAAACCTCGATGCGCTGGTGATGGATGCCACTACTAACCTGATTGACGAGATTTATCAGGATGACCCGGAGCTCGTCGTTATCACCGGTCGCAAGCTGCTCGCGGACAAGTATTTCCCGATCGTCAACAAGACCCAGGAAAACAGCGAGACGCTGGCCGCTGACATCATCATCAGCCAGAAGCGCATCGGCAACCTTCCCGCTGTTCGCGTGCCGTACTTCCCGGCGAATGCGCTGATGATCACGCGCCTCGATAACCTGTCCATTTACTTCATGGATGACGCACACCGCCGCGCCATCATCGAGGAGCCGAAGAAAGACCGCATCGAGAACTACGAGTCGATGAACGTCGATTACGTGGTTGAAGCCTATGCCGCCGGTGGTCTGATTGAAAACATCACCCTCGGCAAATTCGCAGCCCCGGCTGAACCTGAAAGCGCTGCTGCGCCTGCTGACCAGAACAGCGGAGAGTAAGCCATGACGAGCCCCGCAGCGCTTCACATGATGCGGGTCTCGGCCTCTGAAACCGCGCGGCGGGCTGCTGCTCCGCTGCGCAATGCAACTGCCTATGAGCAGATGCTGGTGAAGCTGGCCGCAGACTGTCGCACGTTAAAACAAATCCGATCCACTGAGCGTAAGGCAGACAAAAAGCGCGAGCTGCTGCCGTTCTATCTGCCGTGGGTGGCGGGTGTCCTCGCGAACGGCAAAGGCGCGCAGGATGACATTGTCATGACCGTCATGCTCTGGCGTCTCGATGCGGATGATATCGCCGGTGCGCTGGACATCGCCCGTTACGCCATGACCTGGGGACTCACGATGCCGGTCGGCGGCCACCGCCGCACCACGCCGTATCTGCTGGCCGAAGAGGTGGCCCTTGCCGCACAGCGCCTGCGTGACGGTAAGCAGCCGGTAGAACTGGCAAACCTGCTCGACACTCTCGCGCTGACTGAGCGTGCGGACATGCCCGATATCGTGCGTGCGAAGCTGCACAAAATCACCGGCTATGTGCTGCGCGACGCAGGCCAGTTGCCCGAGGCACTGGCACACCTGCAGCGTGCCATTCAGCTGGAGCGCACCATCGGCGTGAAAAAGGATATCGAACAGCTTGAGCGTCAGCTGAAACCGAAGCCCGAACCCGCACCAAAAACGAATAAACCACGCACGCGCAAACCTGCCGCTAAACCGGCGGCACGGCGCGGGCGTCCTCCCAAAGCGGCAAAAGCCGCAGGTTAACCGAACGCTCCCCGAGCCGGGCGGCACGCCGGTCAATGCGGGTATCACTTGCCCTGACTGCGACCGGCGTCCACCGCCCACCTATTACCCGAGGTTGTCATGACGACACTAATTATTGAGCCCACTACAGCGCCGCAGGACGTGCCGGGCGTGGTGATACCACAACCGGGCGTGAGCGAGCCGCTGATTAAAAATACGGGCTTTTTCCCCGACGTAGATCCGCAGCGCGTGCGTGAAGAAATGCGCCTTGAGCAGACCGTTTCGCCTGTGCGCCTGCGCCGGGCAATCAAGACCGCCATCGCCGAAACCAATGCGGAGCTGCGCGACTGGCGCGACCGTCAGATTGACGCCGGTTACACCACGCTCGCGGATGTCCCGACCGACGAACTCGACGGCGAAAGCGTGCGCTGTTTCCACTATTTCAACGCCGTGTGTTCAATGACGACCGCCACGCTTTATGAGCGTTATCGCGGCGTCGATGCGACCAGTAAGGGCGACAAAAAGGCCGACAGTATCGACAGCACCATCGATGAAATGTGGCGGGATATGCGCTGGTCAGTGGCGCGTATTCAGGACAAAGCGCGCTGCATCGTAGGGCAAATCTGATGAGGGTTTACGCGATGCAGGGCGACACCCTCGACTCGATTTGCGCCCGGTATTACGGGCGCACGGAGGGCGTGGTCGAGACGGTGCTGCAGTCGAATCCGGGGCTGTCGGAGCTGGGCGTCATCCTGCCTCACGGCACGGCGATAGAACTGCCCGAGACCGACAGCGCACCGAAAACCGAGACGGTGAATCTATGGGACTGAGCATGGAAAAAATCACGACGTTTGTCGCCTACTGGCTGGCCGTCGGGCTGGCGTATTTCGGGGCGATGTCGCCTGAAAAGCTGGCGCTGTATGTGGGCAGTGCCTGCGCCATTTTTACCGCGCTGACCAATTTCTGGTTTAAGCGCAAAACCTATCGCTATCTGACTTCACTCGGTCTCGATAAGGGGGCAATTCGTGAGTTCATTCATTAAACGCTGCAGTGTGGCCGCCGTGCTGGCGCTGGCGGTACTGATGCCTGACTTTCGTCTGCTGAACACCTCGCCGGAGGGGCTGGCGCTGATTGCTGACCTCGAAGGGTGTCGCCTGACACCCTACCAGTGCAGCGCGGGAGTGTGGACGTCAGGCATCGGCCACACTGCCGGTGTCACCCCGAAAGGGGATATCACCGAGCGACAGGCGGCGGCGAACCTCGTCGCGGATGTGCTCAATACCGAGCAGCGACTCGCGGTCTGCGTGCCGGTGAAGATGCCGCCGCGCGTCTATGACGCACTGGTCAGTTTTGCCTTCAACGTCGGCACCGGCGCCGCCTGTCGCTCGACGCTGGTCTCGTTTATCAAACGTCAGCAGTGGTGGCAGGCGTGCGACCAGCTCACCCGCTGGGTGTACGTGAACGGTGTCAAAAACATGGGGCTGGAAAACCGCCGCGCGCGGGAACGGGCTTACTGCGTAAAGGGGATGCCATGAAAGTGCTGATGATTGTGCTGGCCGGGCTGCTCGCCGTGGTGCTGTGGCTGCGCCACGAAAACGCGACTTTATCCCGCTCATTTGAGCGAGCGAACCGGATCGCCAGCGAACAAAAGACCACTATCGGCATGCTGAAAAATCAGCTTGCCGTGTCGCAACGCATCGCCAGGGCGAATGAAAGCGCGCAGGTCAGGCTCGCTGATGAACTGACCGCAGCCGGTGAACTGGCGGCAAGACGGGAACACACCATCACAAGGTTACTGAATGAAAACGAGGAATTACGCCGCTGGTATCGCGCTGATTTGCCTGATGCTGTGCGCCGGTTGCACACCCGAACGGCCTGCGCCTCCGCCGGTCATTGTTTACAACAGCTGCCCGACGGTGAGCCTCTGCCCGATGCCGGGAAGCGAACCCACAACTAACGGCGATCTGAGCGCTGATATCCGCAGGCTGGAGCACGCGCTCGCGGCCTGTGCGCTCAAGGTCGAGACCATCAAAGACTGTCAGGACAAAACCGATGCAGAAAATGAAAAGCCTGCGCAGGGCGCTCACTGATGCCGTGCCGCAGTTAAAAACGAATCCTGAAATGATGCGTATCTTTGCCGATGAGGGGAATATCGATGCGCGGCTCACGGCCTCGCTGTCGCACGAAAAGATTTACACCCTGAATGTGATCGTCTGTGATTTTGTGGGCGACCCTGATTTGATATTCGTGCCGGTGGTCGCGTGGCTGCGTGAGAACCAGCCGGATATCTGCACCACGGATGAGGGGCGCAAAAAGGGCTATCGCTTCCAGATGGATTTGAACGACGGGGACAACGTCGATATCAGTATCAGCCTGCAGCTCACCGAGCGCACCCTTGTCAGGGATGAAAACGGCGCGCTTCACGTCAGCTACGCGCCTGAGCCACCTTTGCCCGAGCCGGTGACGCGTCCGACTGAGCTGTATATCAATGGCGAACTGGTGAGTAAATGGGATGAGTGAGTTCAAACCCTTTGACGATAAGCTGGCCGGGCTGATTGGCGCACTGTCACCGGCAGGGCGGCGCAAGCTCGCTGCTGAGATTGCGAAGGAACTACGCAGATCACAACAACAGCGCCTCAAGCAGCAAAAAGCGCCCGATGGAAGGCCGTACCAGGCGCGAAAGCGCCAGCCGCTCAGGGCAAAGTCGGGACGTATCAAGGGTGCTATGTTTCAGAAGCTGCGCACGGCTCGTTATATGAAAGCCAGTGGCCGCAGTGATGCTGCCGTTGTGGAGTTTACCGGTAAGGTGCAACGTATCGCGCGAGTTCATCAGTTCGGACTTAAGGACCGGCCAAATCCTCAAGCAAGAGATGTGCAATACCCAGAACGTCAGCTGCTGGGGATGAATATGGGGGATGGGCAGTTCATTGAGAAATTGATTCTTAAGCATTTACAATAAAAATCGAACTATCTTTTTTGTCACACAGCTAGATCGAAAATGCAAGATGCCCTGATGGAAGGGGACTGAGCAATTGCGTTGCTGAACGGCCTAATGGTGATTCATAAAGTTGAAATTGGTGTTGGATGTGTCACAAAAAACATTGCGTGATACTTCTAACTTATTGAAAGCTATGGCACGATATCCGACAACTAAACAGCAAAACTTTAAGAAAATTACGTATGATTAACAATAATGGTGATAGTAATCTCAATCTTTATTTGAAAGCCATGCAAGAATTGAAAGAAGATGAATTTTCGAAAAGTGTTCTTAAACCTCTTTTTGAAGCTATGTCTTTTTCTAGAGTGGATTTCGTTGGCGGTCCATATGAATATGGAAAAGACTTGGTAGCTTTACATGAAGCACCTTTAAAAGGAACAAGTGTATATGCGATACAATCCAAGAAGATTGGTGAGAAATCGAACACTTCTGAAAAGGGTATACTGTCTGATTTAATAGTGCAGTTAAGGCAGTGTTTTACAAAGAAAATAAAACTTCACAACGGTCATGAGAAGTTACCTGATCATGTTTACCTCGCAACACCATTTCAAGTAAGTCAGAGATTATTAACTGAAATTCACGAGCAACTTTATCTTGGTGATAAAAATATAGAGATTTTAGATGGGCCAAAAGTAATAGAATTAATTATAAAATATAAACCTGCGTTATTAGATCGACTCCTATCTCTGAGTGATAAACTTCAGTTCCACGATGAAGGGCAGTTAAATAACTTGGAGCTGATTTCCGCCTTAAATCAAAAAAATTCGATAGATGAGTTAAATTGCTATAGTGATTTAGCGTTCTTTATGGGGACTATAGATAGTAATGTGCTTTTAGATAGCACCTTTTCTATAAAGAAAGATAAATCAACTTTAACTAAAAGCTCTTGGGATTTACTAAATAAAGAAGTGTGTCGCCCTTTGGAAGGGTTGCTTGGTTTTTATCCGCTCACTCAAACAAGTCTTGAAATTGAAGAGCATTATAATAAAGAATTAATTAAGTTCAAATCACAAGAAAACCAAAAGATAAAAAAGAATATAATTCAAGCAGAACAATTAATTTCGACAAATACTCAGGTCATAAAACGAGTTATGTCTTCGATTGATTCCTCGATTAATGGTATGCTATCCCAAAAGAAAGATAATTTATTGTTGCCCACATTTACTGAAATTCATAGTTTACTAAAGACGCTAATGAATTCTTCTTTTGAAGAAAGTGATATACGCCAACTAAATAAGTTTGTTGATAAAAACGACATCGTGAACCTTTCAGAGAAATATAAGCAAAGTATTTTGCCTGATTTCTTAGAGGCAAGAAAGGTAATTAATAGTATCGCAACGCAAAAGGATGAGCTTAATACACTTACATCAGAGTATTTAGAAGAACCGCAAATATCCATAATGTTTCTTTATGCTAAAATTGAAAGATGGCTTGAAGGTAAGTGTCAGGCATATAAACAAGGTATTTCTGATATTAATAGTCGCAGTGATTGCGTTGATATATCATTGTTCTTAACAGATACTCAAAAAACTTTAAATGTATTGGAAGTGTTTATTAACAAGGTTGAAGATAGCAAGAAATATATTTCAGTAAATAAAAGGCCAAGCAAATATAGCGACGGGCTTTCAATTTCCCCATTCAAAATTTTTGATAGTAAGTATGATATCGCAGTTTTTGGTGGTGCAGGCGCAGGAAAAACAACCACGCTTCAGATGTACGTCAAAAAATTATTAAAAGATTTGTCTAGCAAAGTTATCTATATTGCATTGAACCGTTATATTAATAAAATAAATGTTGTGCTAGATGACAAGGTTAGAAATTATGATGTTTTACTATCGATCATACTGACTGCTAAAAATTTGGAGTCCAATCCTGAGAACATACTTAGCCTAAAAAGTTATTTCTCGGAAGGAAGCAAGCTTAAACTAGTACTAGATGGTCTTGATGAAGCGTATGCAAAATACCCTGGCATAATCGATGCTATTAATGAGTTTAAAACGAAACATCCTTCTATTCAGATGTTGATCTCTAGTAGGGATTGTGTGAGCTATCTTTCAAAGGTTAGTTTCTTAGGAATTACCCTTCTTCCTTTTAGTGAATCTCAGCTGTATAAATTTATAAGATCGTGGTTCGAAAACAAAGACGTGGGGCTGGGAGAGAAGGTTATTGAAAGTATAAAGGGAAGAGATGTCGCTGAAATAGTAAAAACTCCTTTGTTGGCTACTTTATTATGCGACTTGGCTGAAAAAGGGATAGATATACCAAGAAGCGAAAGTGAGATTTTCACTAAAAGGCTTGAGCTGTTTTGTGGTGTATATGATACTTATAAAGACATCCGCAGAACTACGCTTTCACAAAGTATTTTACAAAAAGCAGCTATAAAAATTGCTTACTCTTTGCATTCACGAAATCTTCGTTCCGCTTTAAAAAGTGACATTATCAAATATATAATTAATGACAGTGGCTTTAGTTATGAAGAAAATACATGCATTACAGCTGTAGAGGAACTGATTGACCCTTGTAATATATTAGTGCTCGATACGATTTCAGGCACATACTCATTCGGTCATTTACGTTATCAAGAACACTTAACATCACTTGAGCTTCAATATAACAGATCAATTGAATTGGTTTCTTATTTGAAGAATGATTGGTGGCGAGGTGCTTTATGTCTTTATGCGCAAGGTTGTGAGTTCTACTCTCTTATCGAAGAATTTACAATGAAATATCATAACATCGGACCTGCACTAATAACTCTAAGGGAAATGGCAAAGTATCGACCTCTCAAAGAACAAAATAATATTTTGAGTTTGATCAATGGATATGAACGTAGTGATGATGGTTTCTATAATGAGAGTGAGTGGAGTCTTGATAATTCTTGGGGAGGAAATTTCTAAAATAATTTAAAGTTTTTTCTATATGGAAGATTCAAAAATAAAAAATGGATGCGTTTGAAAATTCTTGCTGCATCCATTATGATTTTTCTGGTAATGTAACTGGTAAGAAAGATGCTGTTTTATTTTCTGCTCAAGTAAAAGTGAACTACAAGTCGTTCGATGGGTGTGAGCGGTCTGTTGGATTTAAAATGGTTTTGAGAACGGCTGCTGCTCAACTCAATGGCCTTGGTTGAAATGAGGTCGTCATATATGAACTTTCTATCTATATCACTTAATGTCTTAAACTGTTTTGAGGGGCTTGAGCTTAATTTTGCTAACCTGATTGAGTTAGGTTTGAATTTTTTTTCTTCCTCAATTTTTTGCTCCATGCTAATTACATGTTCATTGATGTAATCACTGACTGATATCCCAGTTAATGTTATGATTTTTCCTGTGATGTAGTGTGAATGATGGTTTTTTATTTCGTAATTGATTGAGTTGACCATTTCTTGGTAGTGCTCTCCGGTAATGGTCAATGATGCTTCTTGGACTAAAAAGTAGATGTCGACAGCGAAATTAAAAATTGCTGGGTAAATATCTACATAGTTATCATAAAATATAAATGTTTCACGTAGGTAACGTTTTGTTTGCTCTTGTCTTGTGTTCTGGATTATACGTTCTATAACATTTACAGGTAGGAGGCATAAAATTCCAACTTCGGTGCGAATGTTTGCAATATCTGAGGGTTTTATCCCTTTGGAAGAATTTAGAAGTTCGGAGTGATGAAGTGAGAAATTACGCAACGTTTTTAGAGAAAGGAATCGTTTGTTATCCTTGCTGATGTTTATACCTGTAGCGATTTCATATTTTTCGATGGAACTGCAAAGTGAATTAAGTAAGTTGTTTAGATCGTCTGTGTCGCTTGACGATGTAAAGGTGTAATACTTTTTGTAAAATCTTGCTATCTCTATTTCGCAACTTTCTTTAGGGGTCATATGTGCGTGCCTTATATTTAAAAGGAAAGCTGAATCCATAATAGCAAAGTAGGAAGTGGTGGTCGATAATCTTCCACTAAATTAGTTTATAGGTACCAACAAAAAAAATAACCTATGCGAGATACTCAGTACTGACTGTTGTTTCATCCCTCACCAAACCCCGCTCGATTGCCGCTGGCCTTGCCCGGCGGCATCCTTCCCCCAATGAACAATCTAACTTCTCTGCAGGATATCGCTCGCGCGATCCGCAACCTTATCCGCACCGGCATTGTGACCGACGTCGACCATGTCGAGGGGCTCTGTCGTGTCCAGACCGGCGGGATGCAAACCACGTGGCTTAACTGGCTGACCTGTCGCGCTGGTCGCTCGCGCGTGTGGTGGGCTCCTTCCGTTGGCGAGCAGGTGCTGATCCTTGCCATCGGCGGCGAGCTCGACACCGCCTTTGTGCTGCCCGGCATTTTCTCGGATGACCATCCCGCGCCGTCTGCCTCACCTGATGCGTTTCATATCGCCTTTCCTGACGGGGCGGTTATCGAGTACGAGCCCGACAGCGGCTCACTCACCGTGTCCGGTATCAAAACCGCCGACGTCACCGCGTCGGATTCAATTACCGCCACCGTGCCGGTGGTGCTGGTGAAAGCCGAAACCCGCATCACGCTCGATACACCCGAGGTGGTGTGTACCAACAAGCTCATTACCGGCTCACTCGAAGTGCAAAAGGGCGGGACGATGAAAGGGGATATCGAACACAGCGGCGGGAAGTTTACCTCCAACGGCGTGCAGGCGGATGACCACGACCACGGCGGCGTGAAGCGTGGCGATGACAGAACGGTGGGGACACAATGACGGTGCGCTATCTCGGTATGAACAGCCACACCGGGCTCAGTATTTCAGAGGCTGAGCATATCAGGCAAAGCGTGCGCGACATTCTGGTCACGCCTGTTGGCTCGCGAGTGATGCGCCGTGAATACGGCTCGCTCCTGTCGGCGCTGATTGACCAGCCGCAGACCCCGGCGCTGCGCCTGCAGATTATGGCCGCGTGCTATTCCGCGATCCAGAAGTGGGAGCCGCGCGTCACGCTTTCGACCATCACCTGTGAGCGCGGGGAGGATGACGGGGCGCTGTATGTCGATATGACTGGCACACGCACCACCTCAAACCAGCCTTTTTCCCTCACTATTCCACTGAGTTAAACGCTATGGCTATTGTTGACCTGAACCAGCTCGCCGCGCCCGATGTCGTGGAAGCACTGGATTTTGAAACCATTCTGACCGAACGCAAGGCGACGCTTGTCTCGCTTTATCCCGAAGACCAGCAGGAGGCGGTCGCGCGCATGCTGACGCTTGAATCTGAGCCGATGGTGAAGCTCCTGCAGGAGAACGCCTATCGGGAAGTTATCTGGCGACAGCGTGTCAATGAATCGGCGCGCGCGGTGATGCTGGCCTACGCCGCCGCGCGTGACCTCGATAACCTCGGGGCAAACTACAACGTCGAGCGCCTCGTTATCACGCCAGCTGATGAAACCACGTTGCCGCCAACGTCAGCCGTCATGGAGTCGGACACCGATTATCGCCTGCGTATTCAACAGGCCTTTGAGGGAATGAGCGTGGCCGGGTCGACCGGCGCGTATCAGTTTCATGGCCGCAGCGCTGACGGACGGGTCGCCGATATCTCGGTCATCAGCCCGGCACCGGCCTGCGTGACCGTGTCGGTGTTGTCCCGCGAAACTAACGGCGCGGCGTCCGATGAGCTGCTCGCCGTGGTGCGTGCCGCGCTGAACGATGAGGACGTGAGGCCGGTCGCTGACCGGGTGACCGTCCAGTCGGCGGAGATTGTCGACTACACCATCGATGCGGCGCTTTACCTTTACCCCGGCCCCGAGAGCGAGCCGGTGCTCAGTGCGGCAAAAGCGAAGCTGCAGACCTATATCAGCGCGCAGCACCGGCTCGGACGGGATATCCGCAAATCCGCCATTTTTGCCGCGCTCCACGTCGAGGGTGTGCAGCGTGTCGAGCTGGCCGCACCCGTGGCCGACATCGTGCTCGATGATACGCAGGCGTCCCACTGCACCGCGTACAGCGTGAAAATCGGGGGTAATGATGAGTGAAACCCGTCTGCTGCCGGTGGGCTCGTCGCCGCTTGAGGTGGCGGCGGCGCGCGCCTGCGCGGATATCGAGAGAACCCCCGTCCCGCTGCGCCGTTTGTGGAACGCCGACACCTGCCCGGCGAACCTGTTGCCGTGGCTGGCGTGGGCGTTTTCGGTTGACCGCTGGGATGAGAACTGGCCGGAAGAGACCAAACGCGAGGTGATCCGCAGCGCGTGGTTTATCCATGCGCACAAAGGGACGATAGGCGCGGTGCGTCGCGTGGTGGAGCCGCTCGGGTATCTGATTAACGTGACCGAGTGGTGGGAGACCAACGACCCGCCCGGCACGTTTCGCCTCGATATCGGCGTGTTAGAGACCGGCATCACCGAGGAAATGTATTACGAAATGGATCGGCTGATTGCCGATGCCAAACCCGCCAGCCGCCATCTTATCGGTCTGAATATTATTCAGGACATTCCGGGCTATCTGTACACCGGAGCCCTGACCTATGACGGCGACATCATCACGGTTTACCCCGGATAAGTGAGAACATCATGACAGTAAAATATAAAACCGTTATCACCAAAGCCGGTGCGGAGAAACTGGCGGCGGCGACGCTCCCGAACGGGAAGAAAGTGAACTTTGCGGCGATGGCCGTCGGGGATGGCGGCGGCAAACTACCCGAGCCGAACGCCAGCCAGACCAGGCTGGTGAATGAGGTCTGGCGTCACGCGCTGAATAAAATCAGCCAGGACAAAAAGCACAAAAACTATGTCGTGGCGGAACTGGTGATCCCGCCTGAGACCGGCGGTTTCTGGCTTCGTGAAATGGGGTTGTACGATGACACCGGCATGCTGATTGCGGTCGGCAATATGGCGGAAAGCTACAAACCCGAGCTGGCGGAAGGGTCAGGTCGCGCGCAGACGCTGCGCATGGTGATCATGGTGAGCGATATCGACACGGTCGAGCTGTCCATCGATACCACGCTGATCATGGCGACGCAGGATTATGTCGACGACAAGCTCGCGGAGCATGAGCAGTCACGCCGCCATCCTGACGCCACGCTGAAAGAAAAGGGTTTCACGCAGTTAAGCAGTGCAACCGACAGCACGTCTGAGGCGCTTGCCGCGACACCGAACGCGGTTAAGGCGGCGTATGACCTCGCTAAAGGGAAATATACGGCTCAGGACGCAACCACAAAGCAGAAGGGCATTGTCCAGCTCAGTAGTGCGACCGACAGCACGTCTGAGGCGCTCGCAGCCACACCGAAAGCGGTCAGTGCCGCTGTTAAGGCGTTAAAAGATACGCTGGGGGATGCATCGGGGAAAGATGTTGTGACATCTTTGTCTGACTTCTCGCCGGGGCGCGTTCCCGTTGTTGGCTGGATGGGGCTGGGCAGTATTCGGGATACGAAAATTCAGGATGAGAATTTCCCCTCATTCTGGCGTGATACCAGCATTGTTAAATCAGGAATTACCATTCCCTATGACGGTTCACCGACGGTTTCTTATCTGGCTGTCGATGGCGCAAATCAGCACGCCTATGTAGGCCGCAAAAAAGCAGGCGAAGCGATTAGCTGGGTGAAGATTTACAGCGAATTTTATAAACCTTCCACCCGAGATATTTTCGCCTCCACCGAGTCAATCGGGGCGGCGGCTGATTTGAATGATTACATCAGCCCCGGTCTTTATTATCAGGGCGCTAACACCAATGCGGTCAATGGTAAAAATTATCCGGAAGGAAGTCTGTCAGGCTCGCTGGCCGTATATAAAAATGCTGGCGGTATCACTCAGGTTTATCGAATTTACAGCAACTCACGCTGCTGGAGCCGGTCGCTGTATAACGGCACCTGGTCAGCATGGGCGAAGCAATATGACACGGTGAATAAACCCTCGGCGGAAGAAGTCGACGCTATTTCTGCCTCTGGCGGGGGGACGTATCAACGCAATATTGCCGTCAAAGGCAACGGCGCAACCATAGCCTTGTGGCCGCTGTCTGCAAATCAGGCTGTATATGCGTTAGGAAAAGATTATACCGGTGAAAACGCGTGGTACGTCGGTCGGGGTGGTGCTGGCTATAACGTTGCGCTTTACAACTACAACGGCGGGAATGGCCTGAATTTAAATGAGGATGGCTCGATTGCCCTGAATCTGGCGAACGGGAAACTGTTAACGGTGAATGGTCAAATTATCCCGTCAGTCTACGGGAACTTTGACGCCCGGTATCAGGCAAAGGGCTCTTACGCTGCGCCGAACACCGCATCCAGAGCGGCGAATGGCTGGTCTCAGGATGCCAGTACCGGCCTGATTTATCAGTGGTGTCAGGGGGCAACGGTCAGCAACGAAGCCAACCATACGGTGACCTTCCCGAAAGCATTTCCATCAGCGTGTCTGTTTGTCTCAGTCGGTACATTGAACGTGAGTAATAACGACAACGCCGAACAGATTTATCACCTTGTTTCAAAAACGACGGCGAACTGTGTCGTTAAACCGAACAGGGCATATGGCAGCAATGGCAATGTTGCGCCGCTGGTCTGGGCTGTGGGGTACTAAATGAACGGATATTATTACAGTGCAGGAATTGGCGGTTTTCTGTATGAAGGGGATCGTCCTGCTTTTGAGGCGGCTGCAGGCTGGCCTGCTGACGCGGTCGCTATTTCTGACCTCTGGTATCAGCATTTAATCGACGGGCAGACCAAAGGTAAGGCTATTGTGCCGAATGAGCAGGGTAAGCCGGTACTGAAAGCCATCGAGCCTGATTATCCGGCAATGGCGGAGCTGCAGAAGCAACAAATTATCAGCGATGCGATGCAGTCCGTGAGTGTGATTCAGCTCAAGCTGCAGGCCGGTCGCGCCCTCAGTGAGTCTGAGTCAGTCACACTTGCCGCTGTACTGGATTACATCAATGAGGTTGAAAGTATTGATACGGCATCCGTGACGAGTCAGGTCGACTGGCCGCAAATGACCCGTTAAACCAGAGCCCTCCACCCGGAGGGCTTTTTGCTGGTTGTGTCATACCCCCGCCAACGCCATTGCATCGCACCAGACTCGCGCGCAACAGAAAATAGTCGCTCCACTTCACCACGGAGTTTAACGGATGGGCGACTATCATCACGGCGTGCAGGTCATCGAGATCAACGATGGCGTGCGCACCATTTCCACCGTCTCAACGGCCATCATCGGCATGGTCTGCACGGCCAGCGATGCTGACAAAAAAGTGTTCCCTCTTAACGAGCCTGTGCTCATTACCAACGTCCAAAGCGCCATCAGCAAGGCAGGCAAAACCGGCACGCTGTCGGCGTCCCTGCAGGCTATCGCTGACCAGTGCAAACCGGTCATTGTGGTCGTGCGTGTGGCCGAAGGTGTCGAAAACCCCGATGACCCTGATGCGGCGCAGAAACAAACCCTTTCCAACATCATCGGCACCACCGACGAAAACGGGAAATATACCGGGCTGAAAGCGCTGCTGACCGCGAAAACCGTCACCGGCGTTAAGCCGCGCATTCTCGGCGTGCCGGGGCTGGATTCGCAGGAAGTGGCGACCGCGCTAGCCTCCACCTGTCAGAGCCTGCGCGCCTTCGGCTATGTCAGCGCGTGGGGCTGCAAAACCATTTCTGACGCCATCGACTATCGCGAGAATTTCAGCCAGCGCGAGTTGATGGTGATCTTCCCTGATTTTCTGGCATGGGACACCACGGCGAACGCCACGACAAACGCCTGGGCGACGGCGCGCGCGCTTGGGCTACGAGCCAAAATCGACCAGACGGTCGGCTGGCACAAAACCCTGTCTAACGTCGGCGTGAATGGCGTCACCGGTGTTAGCGCCTCGGTGTCATGGGATTTGCAGGAGCCTGCGACCGACGCCAACCTGCTCAATCAGGCCGGTGTCACGACGCTTATCCGCAATGACGGCTTTAAGTTCTGGGGCAACCGCACCTGCTCGGATGATCCGCTTTTCCTGTTTGAGAACTACACCCGCACCGCGCAGGTGCTGGCCGACACGATGGCGGAGGCGCACGCGTGGGCGATGGATAAACCCATCACCCCGACGCTTATCCGCGACATCGTCGCCGGTATCAATGCCAAATTCCGCGAGCTGAAAAACAACGGCTATATCGTCGATGGCTCCTGCTGGTACGACACCGACTCGAACGACACCGCGACCCTGAAAGTGGGGAAACTGTATATCGATTACGACTACACTCCCGTCCCGCCGCTGGAAAAACTCACCCTGCGCCAGCGCATCACCGATACCTATCTGGCGAACCTGTCGGAATCGGTTAACAGCTAAGGAGCTGAAAGCATGGCATTACCCCGCAAGCTTAAATATCTGAACATGTTCAACGATGGGCTTAGCTACATGGGCGTCGTAGAATCCGTCACCCTGCCGAAGCTGACCCGCAAGCTGGAGAAATACCGGGGCGGCGGGATGCCGGGCTCGGTGTCGATTGACCTCGGCCTCGATGACGATGCGCTGTCGCTGGAGTGGACGCTCGGCGGTCTGCCTGACGTCGAGCTGTGGGCGCAGTACGCCTCGCCGGGAGCTGACAGCGTGCCGCTGCGTTTTACCGGCTCGTATCAGCGCGATGACACCGGCGCAATCTCTGCCGTTGACGTGGTGATGCGTGGCCGTCACAAAGAGTACGACGGCGGCGAGAACAAACAGGGGGAAAGCGGGACGACCAAAATGTCAACCGAGTGCGCCTATTACCAGCTCACCATCGATGGCCGGGAAGTCATCGAGATTGACGTCATCAACATGGTGCTGAAAGTCGATGGCGTCGACCGTCTGGCAGAGCACCGCAGGGCGATTGGCCTGTAACCTCTGACCCGGTCAGTCAGCCTGGCCGGTCACTTCACTTTGCTGAGAGACAAACATGAAAAACACCAATGAAACCGAAAACCCGAACGTCGTTACCCTCGATACCCCGCTGATGCGTGGCGAGCAGAAAATCGAGCAAATCACCCTGACCAAACCCAACGCGGGAACCCTGCGCGGTGTGTCGCTGGCGGCACTGGCAAATTCTGACGTCGATGCCCTGATTAAGGTGCTGCCGCGCATGACCTATCCCGCGCTGACTGAGCACGAGGTCGCGCGCCTGGATTTGTCCGACCTGATCTCGCTCGCCGGTAAGGTGGTCGGTTTTTTATCACCTGCTGCGGAACGCTAGAGTTTCCCGAAAACCTGTCGGTCGATGATCTGATGGCGGATATCGCGGTGATATTTCACTGGCCGCCATCAGAGCTGAATTCACTGAGCGTGACCGAACTCTTCACATGGCGCGAGAAAGCGCTGCAACGTAGCGGAAACCACCATGAGCAATAACGTCAGACTTGAGGTGCTGCTGAACGCAGTCGACCGGGCAAGCCGACCGCTTAAGGCTATTCAGAACGTCAGCAAATCCCTGTCTGGCGACATCCGCACTTCACAGAAAAGCCTGCGCGAGCTAAACGCGCAGGCGTCCCGAATTGAGGGATTCAGGAAAGCCAGCGCACAGCTTGCCGTCACCGGGCAGTCACTGCAAAAAGCAAAACAGGAAGCGGCGGCGCTGGCCGTGCAGTTTAAAAACACCCAGACCCCGACACTCGCACAGGCGCGCGCACTGGAAGCTGCGAAGAAATCCGCCGCTGACCTGCAGCTCAAATATAACGGCCTGCGCCAGTCGGTACACCGTCAGCGCACCGAGCTAGCGCAGGCGGGGATTAACACCCGTACCCTGTCAGCCGATGAGCGCCGCCTGAAAGGCAGTATCAGCGAGACAACTGCGCAGCTTAACCGTCAGCGTGACGCGCTGGCGCGGGTCAGTCAGCAGCAGGCCAGACTGAGTGCGGTCAAAAAACGTTATGAATCCGGGCAGCAGCTCGCCGGCGGTGCGCGTAATGCCGGGATGGTCGGCGTAGGGGTGGCGACCGCCGGGCTTTATGGCGCATCACGGTTTATCGCGCCGGGCATCGGTTTCGATAAACAGATGTCAGGCACGCAGGCGATCCTCGGGCTTGATAAGGGCGACGATAAACTCGCGGCCATTCGCAAACAGGCGCGTGATATCGGTGCAACCACCGCCTTTTCACCGGGTGACGTGGCGCGCACGCAGACCACGCTCGCACGCTCGGGCTATAACGCCGACGATGTGCTCGCGGCGACCGGTTCGACCGTTAACCTGAGCCTTGCGGCGGATGTCGATATTGCCGAAGCCGCCGACATCATTACCAACATGCAATCAGCATTTAACCTGTCGACGACCGAGATTGAGCGCGTCGCGGATGTGATGACCAAAGGCTTTACGTCATCCAATACCGGCCTTGTCGAGCTGGGCGAGGCGATGAAATATGTCGCGCCTATTGCGGAAGCGGCCGGAGCGAGCATTGAAGATACGACAGCTATGCTCGGCATTCTGGCGGATAACGGGATTAAAGGCTCGATGGCCGGGACCGGGGCGAGTGCTATTTTCAACCGTCTGCAGGCACCGATGGGTAAAGCTGTTGATGCTATTTCTGAGTTAGGCGTGAAAACCCGCGACGGCAAAGGGAACATGCTGCCGGTCGAGAAAATCCTCAAAGATATTCACAAGTCCTTTACGAAAAACAAGCTCGGCACGGCGGAGCAGGGCGAATACCTGAAAGTTATCTTTGGTGAGGAGGCGATGAAGGGGGCGATTAAACTTGTCGCCGCTGCCGGTGATGGCTCACTCGCCAGCAAGCGCCAGCAAATCGGGGATTCAAAGGGAACCACTGAACGGATAGCCAAAATCCAGACCGACAACCTCGACGGCGATTTGAAAAACCTGCAGTCAGCTTATGAAGATTTGCAGATTGAGGTATTCGATAAAGAAAACTCCGCGCTGCGCCGCCTGACGGTTTCCGCGACCGATATGCTCGGGAAGGTTGCCGCCTGGGCGAAAGCAAATCCTGAGCTGACGCAGACCATTTTCAGTGTGACTGCCGGTGCGCTGGCACTGGTCGGTGTGCTGGGCGGGATTGGTCTGATTGCATGGCCGGTCATTGCCGGGATTAACGGGATTATCGCTGCAGCAGGTGTCCTGAGTGTTGTTTTCAGCACTGCAGGGAGTGCCATTGTTGCGGCATTAGGTGCAATAAGTCTGCCGGTGGTTGCTGTGGTCGCTGCCGTGGTGGCCGGTGCGCTCTTGATCCGAAAATACTGGGAGCCGCTGGGCGCATTTTTCTCGGGTGTCGGTGAAGGGCTGAAAGCAGTCATCGCGCCATTAAATGAAATGTTCTCGCCGCTTATACCGGTATTTGACGCCGTGACGGGCAAGCTGCGCGATATCTGGCATTGGTTCACTAATCTGATTGCGCCGGTAAAGGCGACGCAGGAATCGCTCGACCGCTGCAAAAATATCGGGGTGCAGTTTGGTCAAGACTTTGCCAATGCGCTGATGGCACCCGTCAAACTCTTTAACTTCCTCGGTGGAAAGGTTGACTGGCTACTGGAAAAGCTCGGGGTTATCAAAAAAGAGTCGGGCGACATCGACCAGGCGGCAACGAAATCCGGTACAGCAGCCGGTGCGCAGAACGGGTCTTATATCCCGGCAACCTCTGCATATGGTGGCTATCAGGCATATCAACCGGTGACAGCTCCCGCTGGCCGGTCTTACATCGACCAGAGTAAAAGCGAATACAACATCACCCTGCAGGGCGGCGCTGCGCCGGGCAGCGACCTCGACCGTCAGCTGCGCGACGCCGTCGAGAAGATCGACCGTGAGAAACGTGCGCGCCAGAGATCCAGCATGAGACACGATTAAGGGAGGAGGAAAGCATGTTAATGGTGCTCGGTTTTTTTGTGTTTGAACGGCACACCCTGCCGTATCAGTCGATGCAGTATTCGAAGGATTACCGCTGGGCGTCAAACGACCGCATCGGCAAGCCACCGGCGTATCAGTTTCTCGGGAAGGGGGAGACCTCCCGCATCCTGTCGGGCACGCTTTACCCTGAAATCACCGGCGGTCGCCTGTCGCTGACAGCGGTCGAGTTGATGGCCGATGAGGGCAGGGCGTGGCCGCTGATTGACGGGACGGGCATGATCCTCGGGATGTATGTCATTGAGAAAGTGACCCATACCCACACCGAGCTTTTCAGCGATGGCCAGGCGCGCAAAATCGATTTCAGCCTATCGCTGAAACGCGTCGACGATTCGCTCTCGGCCATTTATGGCGATCTGAAAACGCAGGCTGACAGTCTGGTCACGTCTGCCGGTAACTGGCTCGGAGGGCTGGCGGGATGATAACGGGGATGAACGTGCAGGCCGGGGCGCGCATTGCTCCCGCGTATATGCTCACGCTCGATGGCTCGGATATCACGCAGAATTTCAGCGACCGGCTCATCAGCCTGACCATGACGGACAATCGCGGATTCGAGGCAGACCAGCTCGATATCGAGCTCGACGATGCCGACGGGCTGGTCGAGCTGCCACCGCGTGGCGCATCGCTGACGCTGTGGCTGGGCTGGCAGGGCTCCGCGCTGCTGAACAAGGGGAGCTTTACGGTCGATGAAATCGAGCACCGGGGCGCGCCCGATACGCTGACTATCCGGGGGCGCAGTGCAGATTTTCGCGGGACGCTCAACTCTCGCCGGGAGCAGTCATGGCATGACACCACGCTCGGGGTGATTGTGGAGACCATCGCGCAGCGTAACAAGCTCACGGCCAACGTGGCTGACACCCTGAAAGCAATTGCTGTGCCGCATATCGACCAGTCGCAGGAATCCGACGCGGCGTTTCTCGCACGGCTGGCGGATCGTAACGGCGCATCTGTTTCAGTGAAATACGGAAAATTGTTATTCATGAAAGCGGGTAGCGGGATGACGGCCAGCGGCAAGCACATTCCACAAATGACCGTTGAGCGCGGCGACGGAGACCGGCATCAGTTCGCCATTGCTGACCGCGAGGCGTACACCGGCGTGACGGCGAAATGGCTGCATACCAAAGACCCGAAACCACTAAAGCAAAAGGTGAAACTCAAACGTAAGCCAAAGATGCAGCACCTGCGCGCGCTGCAGCACCCGAAAGCCGTTAAAGCACCGGCAAAGAGCCAGGCGAAAAAGGAGCAGGAAGCGCGCGAGGGTGAGTATATGGCCGGTGAATCTGACAATGTGCTGGAGCTGACGACCATCTTTGCGACAAAGGCGCAGGCAATGCGCGCCGCTCAGGCGAAGTGGGACAAGATACAGCGTGGTGTGGCGGAGTTTTCGATTATGCTCGCCACTGGCCGGGCGGATTTATTTCCTGAAACGCCGGTGGCTGTGAAAGGCTTTAAGCGCGTCATCGACGAGCAGGCGTGGATAATCAGCCGGGTGGTGCATAACCTTAACGGGAACGGCTACACGACGGGCTTAGAGCTTGAGGTGAAGGTCTCGGATGTTGAGTATGAGAGTGAAGAAATAGCACAATAGGTTTGCTTTATGTGTTTGATATATAACGATCTATTGGTTAAAATTAGCGCATCGGTTATTAAAAGAGGTGCTCGCCATGTTTCACTGCCCTAAATGCCATTTTGCCGCTCACGCTCGCACTAGTCGCTATTTCTCTGACACAACCAAAGAGCGCTATCATCAGTGCACAAACATCAACTGCAGTTGCACGTTTGTCACCACTGAGACGGTCGAGCGTTTTATCGTTTCACCGGGTGAGGTCGTGCCAGCGCCGGCACATCCAACAACTTCAGGTCAGCAGCAGATCCACTGGATGTGATTAACGAGAACGCCTTATAAGCAGCATTTATAACTTATAAAGTGTAAGTTTGAATATTATAGTTATCGATATCAAAATTGCATCTTAGATATAAATATTGATCGTTTAAGATGCAATTTTTCATATTTGTTAAAAATAAATGGAAATATGCCTCAGTTAAATTTGGTTGTTAATTATCGCCAAAAGTTCAATTGCATCCTCAATGTTTAATGATTTTGGCTGTTCATCATCGTCTTCAATATCGTCGTCCTCGGGATTACCATCAAAAAAGTCTTCATCTTCAACTGTTAAACCTTGTGCTTCATCAAAGTTATTTATTGTTAACTTGTCAAGTCTAAAGAAGTTATAGCTATATAAGCCTTTGGGGCTATTATTTTTGACGTGATAAAACACAGATATTTTCCGACCTATCTGCGAGTGGGTATAATCAATATGTTCTTCGAAACAATCACTGTTAGGATGTATTAATAGGTAGTTCTCCCTTGCGAAAGGAGATGTTTTTATATTTTCATGATCAACTATAAAGTCAATTCTTCTCCCCTTCATCTTCATATTACATCTTTTACATGAAGCCGCTAGGTTATCAAGGGTAAACATGTGTTCTTTAAATTTGTGCTTGGGTAGAATGTGCTCAATATCTATAACGAAGTTAAATTCACCATGAAAACTCCTCAAGCAATAACAGCAAACATGTGCTTGCCTGTCTTTAAGATGCTCTTTGATTCTACTTTTCAACTGATACAAACAGTCATCTTTCCATGAGTTATGTCCTTTACTAATGCTGTTTTTTACTAATTCTATATCTTCATGCGAAAAAGTGAAATTAGCCAT